TGGTCCAGTCGGACGCCTTAGCATAAGCGGCGTCTGCAGCCTTCTGTCGCCAACCGGCGTCTAGGGTCTGTTCCAGAACTTCGTCCCACTTCTGGTGTCCATGCACCAGCAGACCGGCGTCCGAGTCCCCCAGCCACTGCGGGTACTGGCCCACGTCGGAGGCCACGATCGGGATGCCTTTGCAGGCGTACTCCAGTGCCTTGCACCACGACTTGGATTCGTTGAACTCGCAACGAATCAGCGGTGCCAGGCCCACCCAGAAGTCGTAGTAGCCGAACGCGGACTCTAGTGCCTGGTAGCCGGTCTGCCGGTCGGTGAGTCCGGGCAGGAAATGGCCGCCGATGGTGTGGAACCGGATCTGCGGGTTGCGGACCCGGAACCTGGCCAGGTCCTCGATCAGGGACGGCGGGAAGTCCATGGCATGGAACGGGGATCCGGCCCAGCCGTAGGTGGGTCCGTTCGGCATGGCAGGACGAAGCCACGAGGGGTGGGCGCAGTTCGGGAGCACGAACACTTCGTTGTTGAACGTTTTGATCTTGTCTTGTAGGTACGGGGTGGACACGGTCACCACGTCAGCACGGATGATGTTGTGGATCGTGCCTTCCCTCTGAGGCTGGTAGATGCTGTACGGCACCTCGTTGCGGGGGTCGATGTCGATCAGGTCATCGTCCAGGTCGTATACGAGCAGACCCTTGAACCGTTGCGACAGTTCAGTCCACAGACGGTTGTCGCCTGTGATCCGCTGCCCCACGATCACGTCGTAGTCCCAGATGTCGGGTCCGGGGGCACCCCACGCCACCTGCCAGCCCTGCTTCGCTAGCTCCTCGAATGGGAACTGAGTGCGGTACAGGTGGCAGGTGGACAGGTCAGTCTGCCAACCGAAAATCCGCTTCACCAGGGATTCCACCCCCACTTGGCACCGAACTCTTCCCGGTCCACGCCAGCCCGCTCCGCGTTCACTCCCACAGTGGAGGCATTCGGGTACAGGTTGACCACCGGGTGGGTGGGGATGACGACCATGCCACCGGCACCGCGTGCCTGCCAGTCCAGGTCGGTGTCGTTCCACCACCATTTCAGGTTCTCGTCGGCCCTCAGGTTCGCCTCGCCACGGAGTACGAAGGCGGGACCGAACATGCGGTTCATGATGTCCGAGTCGGGTTCCCGCTTCAGTAGCTCCTGGACCAGGTGACTGTTCCAGGGTGAGGAGCAGCCTGCGGCGGCACCCGTACGGTCCATCGCGTCGCAGACGGCGTTCATCCAGCCTTCGGGGATCTGCACGTCATCAGTCAGCACAGCGATCTTGTACGGTCCGGGGTTCAGGCCAACGGTCGAGTACAGCATCATCTCGATCTGAGAGAAGCCGATGTTCCATAGTCGGGGCAGATTTGCGGGCTGGGTCATGTCCCGCACGATCCACATCTGCGGGTACTGGACACGTTCCTCGTGGGTGAACCATTCGTGAACCGGTGGCTCGGATGCGTTGTCGATGACCAGCAGATAGTCGACCTGCGGATAGATGGCGGCCACCACATCCCGCGTCTCTTTGGGACGGTTGTGTGCCAGGATCAGCGCTGTCTTAATCAAGACCCACTCGCTTTCGTTCGGATTTAACGGCGTCTTCCCATGCTTCCATCCAGCGCCAGGCGTTGTCTTCGTACGTCTGGGTTTTCAGGTACGCCTTTCCGGCTTCCACCTGCTCCTGCCGCAGGGTTTCGTCGGTGAGGAGTTGCTTGGTCCGGCTGTACCATTCCTTCGGTTTGTCTGCCAGGAAGCCGCAACCGGACTCTCTGTGCAGACGCCGGTATTCGGCACGAGGGGAACCAATCCATGCTACCCCAGCAGCCATATATTCCAGTGGCTTAAGGCGGGATTTGCCAGAGTTGAAAGTGCTGGAGGCCAGCGGTGCCCAGCCAACATCCATGCTCATGCCGATCATTGGAATCCACTCCTGGATGCCGACCGTTCCAGACATGGGAACAGGGTTACGCATCCGGAACGCTGACTGAACCTTTTGATCGCCGCCCACCACCGTAAACGGGTGGCCTTCCGTGACCAACTGGTCAGCTACTCCACCGGTCACCTGCGGATCGTTGGGGTGGGACTTGGTGGTCCCGGCCCAGCCGAACGATCCGGTGGGGAAATGCGGGCTTTCCAGTAACCAGTTTGGAATGTAGTTGTCGATCACCCTGCCCCGGCCATGCCCTGCGTACACCTTCAGCAACTGCTGCGTCGACACAGTGACCATGCTGGCGATCCGGCACGACAGGGCTGCATACTTCCACGAGAACGGTGTACCCGAATTGTGGCGATACATGTGGTACGCACCGTTATCAGGGTGAATGGTAGACATGTCGTCGTCCATGTCAACGATCACAGCGACACCGTTGGACCGGATGATGTTGATCATCTGTGGCTGTAGCGGGTGAGCCGGGCGCTGAATCACGATCGCATCAGCATCCTGCGGGATCTCCACACTGAGCAGCCGTTCCTTGCCGTCCTCCATACGCTCGACCCGAGCCTGGAAGCCGGTGCCTCTTGCTGACGGTGGGATGACCACCACGTCGTGACCGGCCGTCCGGAGACATTCAGCAGGCCACACCATTCGGTAATGTCCGCATCCGTAGGCATCGGCGGGGATTACGTAGACCTTCATAGAAGGCACTTTAGAGGCGGATGGCTCCTGTTGTCCTAGTACAGGATGGTTATGAGAGCCCTGCCTGCCGCCCCGTCGCCACCGTTGAAGGCTGCACCGCCCGGATTGCTGTGCGCACCCGCGCCACCAGATCCCGTGTTGGCCGCAGCGGCGGTGGGCGTACCTCCACCGTCGGTGCCGTTGCCGCGCGTCACTACACCCCACATACCGGCTGGTCCACCGTTACCAGCCACGGCGAAGCTGGCCCCGTGGTAGCCGTTCATTCCAGGGGAGCCGATGATAGAGAAGTCTGCGGTGGCGGTGCCTTGAGCGTTGCCGCCCTGAGCGACCACGGCTCCTGTTGAGGCTGAGACGCTTTCGCCGCCCTGACCGCCCAACACGGAGACCAGGGTCGTTGAGCCAGTCACGAACGAACTGGTGCCTCCAGTGGTCCCGTCGATCGCAGCGGACGTGCCGCCCGTTCCAGCGGCACCGATGGTGACGGTCCACGTGAAGTCCGAGAGCGTGGCGGCCGTAGCCAGAGTCCGGCCATACGTGCCACCACCACCACCACCACCTGCGGCAGCGTTACCGGCAGCAGCAGCCCCAGCGAACCCACCACCGCCGCCCCCGGCGATCATTTCGATGATCGCTCCACGCATACCTGGATAGGTGCTGGCAAGGAATGAGCCGGTGGCGGTGTACTCAACCTGAGAGCCGGTCAGGTATCCGCTGGTGGCGGCGAGTCTCCCCACGATGAAAAGAGTGGACGGCGGCACCGCCAGCAGCATTACGCGAGTGTCGACAGCCAGAGATCCGACAAGTGAGATGGCTTGGATGATGGTGTTGCTTTCATCCGCATCCACCCGGACGTTGACCAGGCCGTCCCCGTTCTTGGTCACCGTGCCGGGGATCAGGTCCCAGGAGATTCCCAGGTCAACAGCGTTGCCCTGAAGAGATTTGATCAGCGTGTTGACGTTCATCGGTAGAACCTCGTGGCGGTGTGGGTCATCTGGCCACCTTCCACCAGGTTCATGGACCAGGACCGTTCCAGCCACAACTGGTCCAGCAGCTTGCACACGTCGTAGGAGTCGTGGCGGGGGTCCGGTGGGGTGGTGAAGGTGATCGTTTCGGTGATGGAGTTCTGGACTCCCAACGCCGCTGCCACCCTGTTGGCTTGTACCTCGTTGTTCACCTGCATGGTGAACACCTTCGGGATCACAAATCCGCGCTGGGTGATCGAGTACGGGGCGGACGGCGGAATGTCATAGGAGCCGACGATTGCCTGTCCTGTGGCGTTGGAGCCGTTATCCACCACGATGAACCGGTTGGGGGCTGTGATGATGTCCGTGGAGCGGGTGATCGAGTCGACGTACACCGCATGTCGGGTGTCGTAGTCGAACTGAGGCACCACCACTTCCGGGTCAAATGTCGCTATGAGGTGGAAGAAGTTCTCGTTGTCCATCCAGGGGCTGAAGAACGCACCCTGCTGCGCGAGGGACTCAATGACCTGCATCCGGCTGGATCCGATGCTGGCCTGCGCCGACGCGATACCGCCTGTGGTTTCCATGCGGGTCTTGAACCCGAATGGGCTGATCAGCTTCAGGATCTCGCCCTCGCTGACGGCGAAGCCGTCCGAGTTGTCCGGCAGGGAGCCAGCGTTGTGGGGGATCGAGGAGTAGGGCACATCCAGCGGCTGGTCCACCATGAACATTTCGTCAACCAGTTGGACGCTGGCCTGGTTCCCTCCAGTGGATACGGACTGGAGACTGTCGGTGAACATGTACCGGCCCAGCGGGTACGTGCCCAAGTTTTCGACGATCATGGAAACGTCAACTCGATCGGTGATCGGGTTGATTGCTTCGGTGTCTTCCACCCCCAAGTCCAGGCTCAGTGTTCGCTTTACTGAGCGGCTGGTGTCGTGGCTCAACTGGGGATTGGTGATGTACGGGGTGATGTCCCCCAGGTTCTCTCCTGTCACCCCGTTGAATAGGCGAAACCGGAACGTGGACGTGCGGATACCGATGTAGTCATCCAGGGCCAACTGCGCAGGAGCGGCCTCGGTGACTAGGGTGCGGATGCCGGGCCTGGTCACGGGTCCACCGGGTATGGAGTGTCGGTCACCTCAGCGACACCAATGTTGGCCAGGTAGATCTTGCGCTTCCATACCTTGTTTGTGGGAACTGTTACCGCCGACAGCCACCGGTCACCGATGTCGTCCCGCACCGCCACATACGGCAGGTCAGCCCACGCCATGTCACGCAGGTCCCGCATGTTTGCCAGTCGCGGCGGACTGATCGCAGCCGCCTGGACGAGGATCAGCCGGGTGAACGCTTCTCCGCCACGTTCAGTGCCCTTGAACGCGACCTGGAAGTTGCGTCGGTACATGCGCTGCAACTGCAGAGTCCCGGCCTCCGGGAACCCAAACGTCTGCTCCGGGCGTCCCTCGTACGCCTCCACGTACGCCAGGTTCGATTGGCCGGACTGATCAAAGTTGGACGTGAAGATCAGCACGTTGCTGCCGTCGAGGCATGGCCCACCGGAGACGCCGGGGCTGGAGATGGTGCCGGTGGCCGTGGAGGACCACTGGCCCTCGAACTCGTAGCAGTTCAGTGTGCGGATCCGGTACGACGACTCCAAGCCAACTCGCGCTTCGTAGTCGTTGAACGAGTTTGTGGCGAGGTTACTGGCTCGCATGATGGTTTGCCAGTCGTTGACTTCGTCGCTGCGCTGCAACTCGTACACCGAGTCCAGTAAGCCTGTAGGTGTCACCGTGAAGTCGTTGAAGGACCAGTTGGACGTAGTGATGATCGTGCGGATGCCGACGTTTCCGGCCGCTGTCAGGCCTGAGTCGACCACCTGCATCTGCCAAAGTTCCGGTTCGGTGTCGTAGTCCTGCCACACTTTGAACCGAATGTTGCGGTTGTAGGTCTGCATCCGCATCTTGAACGTGATCGGCCCGTCGGTGGTGTCCCACAGGTACGGCACGGTGTCACCTGAAGTGGTGGTGGTAACACCGGCAAGCCTTTGATCAAACGACAGTTGGCCCAGTTTGGTGTCTCGGTTGATTTGCAGGTTCATTGCGTAGTAATTGCTGGTGTCTGCATACCGGCTAACCAGTCCAACGTGATGAACGCTGGAAGCGCTCAGATCGTTGAATGTCGCCTGGACTGTGATATCCGTGTTGTCCTTGGAGATGTTCAAGATCTGCAATTGGGTGCTACCTGTGGACGGGACATAAAGGCCCGATGTGCCGTCTGTTGACCAATCGGCAGCAGTTCCTGATGTAACACTCCAGGAAATCGCGCTTCGATATGTTCCCCAGCCACCGGAAGCGACCCGGTCGAAATGATCACCGATGATAGGTAGTGGGACACTCCACGCCACCTTGTTGTACAGGATCGATGTGGGGATGCAGCAGTTGTCTGTGCAACCCTCACCGATACCGGTCACCGGGTACGCCAACTGGGTGACGCCTAGACCAGTGATGGCTGGCGGGTACTGAGAGAACATCAGCACCGCATCGGACGCCGGGTCCGCCACCACGGTGGACGCGGGCGGGTTCCAATGAGGCAGCCACGACAGGTTCACCGTCCCACCGGACACTGCTGGCGGTGAACCGTAGGTGGCTCCCCACAACTTGATGCCCGGCTGCAGTAGTGTGCCCGGTGCGCCGGACACGTCCGGTGCCGTTGCCCCCAGGATTTCCCACCGGTTACCGGCGTCTTCCCCGGAAGCACTCCAGTACCACTCCGGCCAGATGCCGGTACCCATCACTGGAGCGGTTTGGAACTGGAGGGTGACTTCCTTCCAGCCGTCGATGATGCCGCCCTCTGGTTCTAGGGCATCGAACTCATCAGGTGTCAGCCACGCACTGTTGGGAAGCCCCGAAATGGACGGGGCACTGGAGGAGATCTTCAACGGGACCTGAGTGTTGCCAAACCGGCGCGCATAGAACCGGACGTAGGGGAACTCGGCAGATCCCATCGCCGTAGCGTCGGGGGTGTAGTCCTGGATGGTTTGCCGTGCAGTGACGCTCCCCCACACCTCAGCGGCAGCCTGACGTCCGTACGGCATGACGTCGTTCAGAACTGATCCGTCGAGACCGAACAGGGCCACCTGGGTATGCACCGGGTTAACGTCGACACTGAACTCCTGGCCCACGATCGTGTCGTCCACCGGGAACGGATGGTTGATCGTGTAGCCAAGGTGGGCTGGTACCGAGTAAAGCTCCCGCAAGGCGTTGATGGTCGGTTCCACAGGTGGGAACGGGGTGACCAGGGTGGAGCCACCACCACCATCACCTCTGTCTGGTGCGGCGAGTGCCAGAGTGTAGTTTCCTGCCGTCAGAGACTTTCCAGCACCACCCAAGATTGTTCGCATCTGCAAAACAACTGGGCCAAGTCCATTGACGTTGGTCTGAGTGACACCAACAGCGACTCTCTGTTCCTGGCAGTAAATGATCTCCAGGGCCACATAGGTGAGCACGAAGCTGGCTGCTGCACCAGGTAGCGCCCCCGACAGTTGAACACTGAGAGGGTTTACCTGTGTGAAGTCGAACCGGTTAAGTTCCTGAACCAGCCAGGGGAACAGAATGCCACCGCTGGGAGTCCCGCCATGGAATGGGTTGATCTCCCCCAGCTTCAGTCGGAACACCTCGAACTGTTCCAACGTGTTGGCGTTGGAGTCGAACCTGGTCCAGTCGGAGTACACGTACCGGTTGATGACGCCCGTGTTCAGAGTGGACACCAGTGACCACGTGAACGTCGGATTGAAATCGTTGGTGGTACTCGGGTTATATCGAGCCCCGTAGAGCACGTTGACACCGAGGATGCGCTTACCCTTCAACGCTGCCAGGTACGGCTGCATGTTGAAGTACATGGCAGCAGTGCCGGTGGCGGTGCCCAGCGACCAGATGACACCACCAGGCTGACCAGGGTTGTACACGGAAGCTGCCATCGTGGCACCGGACAATGCCGTGTTCGCTCCGGTGACACCGCCGTTGTTGCAGGGGATGACGATCCGTTCTACCGGACCGGACAAACCTTCGGTGCCCTGCTCGTAGATGGCTGCACTGATGGTCTGATAGCTGACGCTGGTCAAGGGCAACGGCTGGTTCATCCAGTCGTTCGTGTAGAACCGTGCCAAGTCGACAGTGATGGTGGCGCGGTTGGTGAACCCGGTGGCGTACTCAACCGCGTTCACTACTGGGGAGAACTCGGTGATCTCTTCCCGGATCGGCACCCACTCCTGGCCGAGGATCTGTGGCATGTGCGGGTTGAAGTCACCCATTACGCGATCCTCACTGCGAGTCGGGTGTTACGGGCACCCACCTGGTCGACGAATCCCTGACCGGCCTGCTTACCGGTGTCGTATGCCTGCTGGTCGGTGGGGAGCGCGCCACGGAAGTTGACCTGGACGGCACCGTTGCCAAGGTTGATGGCCGTGTTGGTAGCGGCGGTGGAGACCGCGTCGGACAGCCCAGTGTTTTCGGTGGCGATACCAGCAGCAAAGTCGTTGATCATGCGCTGGCCACGGCGGTACGACCAGCCCTCGCCAGCCAACGGTCCCTGCTTGGCGGGGGATCCCGGCAGCCACGAAGAGATGGTCCCGGCAACAGTGGAGGCGATGCTGTTCAGGTCTGGGAGCATGTCCTTCAGGCCCTGGATCAGGTTGTGCATCAGGTTCCGGCCAGCCTTGTAACCGATGTCAGCGACAGTGGTGATGGCGCTGGAGATCCATCCACCGATCTTGGCGGGCAGGTCCCGGAAGAAGCTACCGATCGACTCACCGCTCTCCTTGATCTTCCGGTGAGCCTTTTCGGCAGTTCCGGTGAAGAAGTGAACGATCTTGTCCCAGAGGACCTGGATGCCGAACCAGGCTTCCTCGAAGAACAACTTCACCTTGTCCCAAAGCTCCCCAAGCCATGGGATTGCTGTGTTCACGATCCAGTCGATGCCGTACATGATCACGCGAATGAAAACTTCCACCGCCGCAACGACTGTGCCGATGAGGAGAACCAGGCCGGTGAAGGAGTACAGCAGGATCTCGATCATCTGGATGAGACCGGCCATGAAGTTCTCACCGAGCGGACTCTGCAGGAAGCTGATCAGCATCTCGATGTTGATGATGATGTGCCCGAGAAGATCCTTACCGCCAGCCTTGTCCAGCAAGTCGAAGAAGGCGAAGAAGAACTCCAGCACAACCTTGCCAAGCTCGAACAGCAGCGCCATGGTCTCCTGCATGGAGCCGAGCCATTCGGAGAACTGACCACTACTGATCAGCCCTTGGAGCGTGGAGGACAGCCCAGTCAAGGCGTTGTTGATCAGGTCCCCGAAAGCTGTCAGGAACGGCATCGACTCGTCGGCAGCCTTCACCAGGCCCGACAGGAAGCTGATCAGCGCGGGGGAGAACTTGCTCAGCCACGCGATCGTGGCCGGGATGACATCGGACAGGAACTTCTGGAACACCGGAGACGACAGGAAGATGCCGATACCCCGGAAAAACGATCCCATCGCCTCGGCGATCTTCGGTAGCCCCTGCTTGATGATCGGACCGATCGTGTCGGCGAGCATGGTCAGGGTGTCGCCGAAACCCTTAAAGAAGCCCTGCTGAGTGCTTTCCTGGATCGTTTTCCACAGGTCTCTCAGCGGCATCAGGGAGCGAACAAAGTCCTGGGCTGCTGGGGCCAGGTTTTCGATGGCCTTGTTGAAGTCTTCGACGTTCTTGGCCGCGAATGCCTGCTGAATGGCGGTGCCAACACCGTGGAAGGCAATGATGACCGACCCGACGGACAGTCCGATGCCAGCAACGACGGTGGGCACAGTGAACAGCAGCGCGATCACCGCGTTGATGCCCTGAAGAAGTCCACCGATCAGGGCGGCCAGGGCACCGATGGCCGGGACCAAGGCAACGATCAGTGGGGACTTGCCGGACACGTTGAACCCGGCACCGATCGCGTCGGCGATACCTTCGCCGACCTTCTCGAACGGGCCACCAGGCTTGGCGGCATCTTCCAGGCCGTTGACCATGTCCTGGATCAGTTTTCCGGCGAACCGCCCTTTGCCTGGACCCTCAAAAATGTGGAGCATGTCCCGGTCGTCAACCCGGTACTTGACGCCCTTGATTGTGACGACCTTGCCCCGGAAGGAGCGTTCCACCGAATGGGAGAAGTCGTCGCCGTGCTTCTCGATTTCCTTCGAGACGCTCTTGGAGACGTGTTCGCCCCAACTGGTACCGATCTTGTCGAGGTCGCCCTCAGCGTCCTTGCCAGCCTTGTCCAGGCCTCGGCGGATGTCTGGTTCAACCTGATCGGTGCGGGCGCGCACGCTGACGTACAGCGAGCCAATGTTTCCGCCCGGCGCAGTCACCAGTCACCCCACCTTGCTGCGATGTTGTGGGCTCAGTGATGCGCCACTGCAGGAATCGTACTATCCCCGCATAAGTGAGGTAAACGAATCAGTGGACATTTCCATCGTGTCGATGGTCTGGCGTGCCGCTATCTGGGGTGGGGGTGTCTCCAGTTGAGTAGCAAACATGATCCACTTCTGTTCATCCATGTGTTGGAAGAACAGGTTCCACAGCACGTCCAGCCACGCTGACAGGGAAACAGCGTCTGGGTGGACACCCATGCGGGTCATCTCTGCGCCGAGGATTCCCCACTTGTCCTGCACGACCCGGATCATGCGGAGCACAATCCACCACGGTCGGCCGCCCGCTGTTTCAATCAGGTTGAGTGCAGCTTCATCAACTTCGTCGACGTCCACGAAACCCTGTACCAAGCAATCATCCACGAACTCCTGGTCGTCTTCGTCGCACTGGCCGGGGAAGATCAGAAACAGTTCAAGATCACCCATGAGCAGTTCCAGCCAATCGGCTGCCGTCAGCGCAGGGAACGGCACCCACTGCCCAGCCACGTTCACCTCTGTGGCGAAGGGACGCAGTGAGGCGACCGCGTTGACGGTCTGCTCAGGTACGGGTGTTTTACCGCTTCCGGGTTGCACGGCGCACTGGAGCCTTCGGTGCCTCGTCTTCCTGCTCCGGGGCGACCAGGTGCAGGAGTTCCGCGAAACCGACCTTGCCGGTGGCCGCCAAGTTCATCAGGTATTCCAGGTCATCCGGGTCCTCAACGGTGGATTCGATGATGTCGAGGATGGTGGCCAGGCCCTTCATGCGGCGTTCGGTGTCAGTCTTGCTGGAGCGCAGTACAGCACCCTCCCGCATGATCAACATGATCTGGGTTTCGTTGAGTTACTTCATCCCGATGTCGCGGCCAACAACAGTAGGCATGTCACTCCTCGTACGTGATGACGATGAACCGGTGGCGACGGCCAACTGTCCGAGCAGGTCCGCTCAGGAAGTGTTTGCCCGCATAGCCTGGGTGCATCTTAATGTGTGGCCGCTTGAAACGCACCACATGCCCCACCTTGCGCCAGAAGAACACAAGAGTTCCATCGATGGCGCGTGGGGGGATTGGGTGCGGCTTGGCCCCACCATGTGCGATACGTGAATACCAGGTGCCAGCGGTGACCTCAGCCCTGACAGTGCTGCCCTGCGCCCAGGTGCGACCGTGAATAGAGGCAGCAGTGGCCCCAGTGGCATACGGTCCCAGCGCCTCAACTTTCGCCATGGTTTCGATCTCGTGGACAACCTCGTCCACCACCCGTTGCGTGTGACGCACGGACAGACGCCGGATGTCGAACTTGTTGAGGCGTACCTCTACCCGGTCTGCCATGGGTCAAAGCAATCGCAGTTGGGCATCTGAATGGTGACGGTGACGTTGCGTTCCACGCAGCCACCCTGCAACTGGATCTGCCCCTGGTTGCCGATCACAGCGGACATGCCCCAGAACGGTCCGGGCGTGTCAGAGTTGCTCACAATGTGCTGGCGTAGGGCGCACGAGGCCCGCCGCAGGGACTGCGAGTCGACCGTCTGCTGGTCGGAGGCTGTCGTCCAATCGGTGCAGGACGGCATACCGTGCTCATGCTGGCTGACGGGAACGCAACGGAGGAGTCCCATTCGGATGGCCACGCCCCATGCGGGCGGGGAGCAGGAGCCGTAGTCGGCTTGGCGCACCACGTCCGGCTCCGGGAAGTCACCCCACGATGGGAACACGTCCCCGAACGATACGTAGCCGAGACCTTCGCAGCACAGGTCCGAGTACAGGTCCGCGTCCCACGCCACCTGCAGGTCGAGGCGGCGGCAGAAGTTTTCCGGCGGGTTCGCGCTGCCAGTGACCGCTGAGGTGAGGGCGAACATGGCCCAGTCGAGGAGGGTGGAGACCTGAAAGTCACCCATGGCTACCCCCCCTGTGTGGTGATACGGGAGACAGGATCATCCGGTGAAGAGATCTTCATCTTCGACTTGAGTCCGTACGGGTTGAACATGGCGATCACCTGGTCGACTTCGGTGATGCCGGTCCAGCCCTTCCCGAGGACCGTGTCAACGTCGACCATCGAAATCGTCACGCCTTGACGGACGATCGACTGGACCCGCTGCGGCAGGCGGCACGGCAGCCCCTGGCAGGATTTGATCCACTCGCAGGCCAATTGTCCAGCAGCCCGCTCCAGGATCGACGGGACCGCCAGACCCTTGAAGTATGTGACCTGCATCGTGTTGGTTTCGCCGTTGTTGACGTTGAAGTCCTGGCAGTCAGGCCAGCAGTCCCCGTCGACACGAACCAACCAGTGCCCGTCGTCGAGACGCCACGCGGACTCGTCGACAACCGCTCCATCGACACTGACACCAGTGGCCGGAATGGAAGCAACCGGGCCGGGAAGCCACACCTGACAGTCCGGGGCACACGTGCAGCACCCGGCGGACCCGGTGTTCCCGCACCAGCAGTTACGCCACTCACCGTTGAAGATGTACGGGATGAAGAACCCGTCCGACCAGTACCAGCCGGAGGTGCAGGTGTTGCACTGTCTACCGCAAGGGCGGACAGTCCGCTCACACAGCCCGTACCGGCGTCCGGTGGCCGCCCACATCACGAACGCCCCGTATTCGGCTGCCGCCTCCTGAAGTGTTGCGCCAGCCGCGTCCCAGATGTCGTCGCAGCATTCCCCAGTCACCGACCAGTTGCACGGAAGGGAGGGGGCAGGTGTCGTAAAAACGTCTACCATGCCCCCTCCTCCGATCTAGCCACCTATTGGTCGTGTTGTCAGGTTAGATGACTGCCTGGTAAAGCGTCTGGCAACCACACGACGCGCTCGGAGGAGCCTTCCGTGTGATGAACATTCGCTGATGCTGGGTGGTGAGGATCGGCGTGAGCAGTGAGATTTCCTGATCCAGCGTTCCTGTGGCATCCGACAGGTCCACGTTGTACGGACCGGTGTCCCACAGTGATCCGCTGGAGGTGCGGGCATTGACCACGAAGTTCGCCACGTCGTTCTGGTACGTGACGTCCCCGATGGTGCCTTCCACGATGAACGGGTAGAGCACGTACCCGTACTCGACACCGCCCGTGCAGGCCACTCCCTGGTTCGCCAGGCGGGTCCAGCCCTCCAGAGCGAAGTAGGAAGAGACTGCCGAGTTCTCGTCCTCGTTGTAGCCGATCTTCCGAGGCGTGTCCGCGTCGTCGGACACCGTGGAGTTCGCGGTCAGCAGGTTGACCAACTCTGGGTCCACGTTGCAGAACGTGAGAACCAGGTTGATCCACTTCAGGATGGGTGCGTTGGTCTCCCGGACGCAGAACAGGCCGTCACCGTTCTTGACGAAGAACTCCTGCCGGTCCTCATACTCCTTGGTGGCCGCGACGGAGATGATGCCGTCCGTGACCACCGTTGAGCAGGTGCCGGTAACCGCCTGACCACAGGAGTCGAGCTTCGTGACCCGGACCCTCGGGAGCTTGAAAGGGGTGAAGCACACAGAGGTCATGGCTACGACTCCTGGGTCTTACGGGGACGGCCGACCTTCTTAGGTGCGGCCTTCTCCGTGTCGGTGGTCTGGGCGTCAACCCAGCGGTCAAACACCTCGTCAGAAACGACGAGCCCCAGCGAAGGTCCATCAGTAGTTGTCTGGATCAGGCGCTTGTTGCCTGCCAGGTCCTCCAACTGCTGGTAGACCAGCGCGAAATCTTCCTTCTTCGGGTACAAGACGGCCATTACGTCGCTCCTGTCGTTGCACAGTTGCGAGTAACTGGAATCGCCCAGACCCCGCACTCCACCGTGACGGCGTAGATCCTCTGCGCCACCAGGTAGACCACGTTGGTTGTCTTGTTCACAACCTCGCTCACCGGAGGAACCCACGTGTCGGGGGTGAACCAGACCGACACCCGGCCCGACGCGTACAGGTACTCCACGTCGCTGGTGACAGCCTGACCAGTCGGACCGATCCCGGAGTAGCCCTGACCGAACACGTACGGCGTGCCCAGTGGGGTTTCCCGGCGCGGCCCCCGGCTTTCCAGCAGGTGTGCCTGAGCCAGGTGGGCGGCCATACCCGGACGGGCGTGGATAATCCCACCGAACACCCCGTTGTCGGCGAGGGTCTGCTCCAGAACTTCGACCGCCTCAGTAACACACGCTGCCGCTGGCAGGTTTATGGCACTGGCGAACAGGCCAGAGATGTCGCCGTCGGTGGCGGAGGTCTGACCCTGCCACAGCCGACGCTCAACAGCGGTCTGTGCCCGAAGGTCCAGACGCTGACGGACGCGGGCTGCCTGCTCCTCGAACGAGTAGCCGATGGTGGAGCACTGCCACGTCGTGTAGACGGAGAACGGTGCCCCGGAGATGGCTGACTCAATACCGGAGAACGAGACCTGCCCGGTGATCGGTGGGCAGTTCACCATTCGCATGAAGACGTCGTCTTCACAGTCGTTCGGCTGGTACAAGACCCCACCAGCCGTCGCTCCCTGGACGGGGAACGGCTGGGGGCCAACCGCAACAGAGAACAGCCCGTACGGCACCAGTGGTGGCGGTGGCGGGTCAATCAGGTACGGCGGCGCAAGTGCGGCCACTTGGTCACCTCCTCGTTAGTGGCCGGTGGGGGCCGGTTTCCCGGCCCCCGTGGGCTTACTTACGGGCAGGTGGTGGTCGCTGCGACGGTGGTCTTACCAGACGGGCAGACCTGGACCGTGTACACGCGAGACACAGGGCACATCCGGATCATTGCCCAACCCGTTTCAGTGAACAGGTGGGTGACCTGGTTGGTGGCCAGCTTCGTCGAGTCGTACACCGAGTTCAGGGTGATGACGTCGTTGACGGCCCGCACCCACGTACCAGCCGGGTACACCAGGAACTGGAGCAGCCGGTTGAACGAGGTCGGCGGGGTGTCAGCGCCCATACCGGTCGACGCGTCGTTGCTGAACGCGTCCTGCCAGTCGTAGACGAACTGGACCCGAGCGCCACGGCACGCGAACGCGGACGTGATTGCCGAGTCGGCCAGGCAAACCTGGCTGTTGTCCATGCCGGTCCGCCGGATCCAGTCGGCCCGCATGTCGGCCAGCACCCAGAACGGCATGATGACTTCCAGCGTCGCCGACCGCTGCAGCCGCAGCCGGTACTTGATGTCCACGATCGCCAGTTCCACCGCCGACAGCACGTTGGAGGTGGTGGAGCCGTCAGACAGGAACGGCTGGACACCGGTCAGGTCCACCGACGTGGAGTCGGTAACCATGGCCTGGATCTGCTCCCGGTTGATCTGGTGAGCAGACGCGGCCAGAGCGCCACGGGTGAACGTCGCCGTCGCCTCCGGGTACGCCCGGATCGACAGGATGTTGCCGGTGAGGCAGAGGCCAGTCACACCGAGCCGGTGGTCGGAGAACGACGGGCACGGGATCTCCAGGCAGGTCTTGGTCGGGGAACCCGCCTCAACCTGAGCCTCAGTCAGGTCGAAGAAGCCGGTGCCCGAACCGAAGATCGAGTCAAACTCGAAGCCGGTGTTGGAGCGGATACCGCCACGCCGTGCCTGAACCTCGGGAACGTCGATCAGACCGTCCGTGGTGATCTGCAGGCAGATGTCGTAGTCCGTCTCAGACGGGGCACACCAGCCAGCGGAAGCAACCAGGCCCTGGCCCGGACGCTCGGCCTCAATCTCGGCCCGACGCAGGTTCGATGCCTGCAGCAGAGAGCCACCCGGAAGCCGGGTCTCGTCGGCTGCGTGGAGCAGCTTCGTGTAGTCGCCCCACTCGTCGCCCGTGCAGGAGAACTCGTCCGGGTAGTCACGCCGCAGTACCGCAACCGGGTAGTGAACCTCACCCTGACCCGAGCCTCCCTTGATGGAGGCGAAGCCAGCGGAACGGTCGTTGAATGCCTTCGCAACTTCCAGAAGGTCATCGAACTCGGAGCCAGCTTCCTTGTTCGGAACACCGGCCGCAGCAACCAGGGTCGAGTAGCGCGGACGCGGGAACCGCTCCGGCGTGGCAACCGAGTTGCCCTTCTGGTCGATGATGTCGTTGAGGGTCACGTTCACAACCGGCTCGACGGTGGCGGAAGCGGTGACAGCCTCCGGCTCACCTTCCGGCTCACCGTCACCCTCGTCGCCTTCCGGCTGGGTGCCCAGGGCCGCGAACTCGGTGGACCGACGGTTCCGTCCGGAGATCTCGTTGGGGATCGTCACGGAGAAGAACTGGTGAAGTGTCTTCAGGTCATTGATCTGCTCGTCGGTGACAGTGTCCGGAGTCACCGAGGTGTAGAGGGCGTCGTACTCAGCCTTCGCGGCTGCCGACTTCGCGGTCAGCGCGGTAACGGTGAGGTCACCCAGGTTGGCAGGGATCTCGAAGTCCATTTTGCGCACCTTTGTAGAGAAGGAGTCGTCTACGTCGGTGCGGCCCTTAGCTCTGCCACCGTGACACGGTCCATGACCAGGCTGTCAATAATGGATAGTAAACGCAAGAAGCCCCAGATGTCTAGTCTGGGGCTTTCATGCGGATACCCATCAAGCTCGCTTCTTGATGATACCCCCACCGTTTTCTTTCACGGCCAGTTCAGCAGCAGCTTTGCCCTGAACAACGATGACCTGTCCGGTCGGTGTCCGAACCTCGTACTCGGCCTCGGGGGCACCGCCACCGTTGCACGCGCAACCCATGTCACTCCTCCGTCGTCACGCTCTTGATCGGTCCATTGGACCATCCTGACGCCAGGATAGAGAACAACTTGTCATCTGCGGGAGGCTTGCTCAGGTACTTCTTCTTCAGGGACGTGAAAATGGACTGGCCCACGCCATCAAACTTGAGACCGAACGGGGTTTCTTGGATAGAACCTACGTTGGCTTTGGGGCTGTCAGTCTCCACGAAGTCGATGCGTCTCATTCGATCAGGTCCTTTGTGCCCTTTGCGTGTGGCTTCAGAATGTCAATCACCTTCAGGCTGAGGTCCAGCCACTGCTCTCGGTTGAGGTGACGGAACTGTTCCCGCAGCGCTTCCAGCCGTGCCCGGACCTTCTCCATGTCGGCGATTGTGAAGTCGTTGTCCTTCAGATCGTCGCCCATGTCGTCGAAGAAAGTTGACGCAGTGAACCGGTCCGCCAGATTAAAGAGTACATTGTTCTTCAGGTCCACCTTCATCGGATCGAAGTTTGGATCAATCTGGTCAAAATCGGTAAAACCCCAACCCATACCGTTGTCGATGCCGACCAGGTTCCCGTCACCGTCAACACCCCAGTTGCTGCCGTGACGATCACCGTTGAATGTGATCATGTCCAGCAAGCCGAGGATTTTCCCTTCACGGGAGTCCTTCAGCCGTGCCCACAAGTCTTCGTGGCCAGCAGAGGGAGTGTCACTGATGTCCGGAATGATGCTTGCGCCTGGAGTGAACCCTTCCACCCAGTCGGTGTAGATCGTGTCCGGGGACATACGCATTGTCGGCATGGTGGGAGCCCCGATGGATGTGCCGATCGACGGCATCAACTGTTCGGAGTCCGAGGACGATTCACCGGTACGGAAGCCGACCTTCTTCGAGGTCTTCTCGAACACCTGCTTCCCGTTCGGCAGGGTGACCTTCGCGTTGGCCCCCACCTGGCCGGTGGAGATTCGGTCCCGCTTCGTCTTCGGGTCGGCCAGCGCCTCTGGAGTGACTTCCCGGACAAGGTCTTCTATGCCACGGGTGACACCGACGTGGTACTTCTCGGGGCCGATGTTGCCGTCACCGCCACGAGAGTTGAGGTAGATGTCGTCCAGGTCGTTGCGGGCATCCTGGATCGCGGCTCTGAGCGGTGAGTCTTTCGGCAGCATCTGCTGGATCTCGCCCAACATGCGGCTAGCTGCCGGGTTGTCAAACTTCCCGTCTCTCAGCGCAGTGACAGTGTTGTCGATGATCTCCTTCGGGGTGCCCGCGAAACCAACCGCGATACGCGCGTCCGGGTCGGTGCTGACTTCTCCCTGCAGGTTCATGAGCCGAGCGAGAGTCTCCTGGTGCCCGCTCATGGCGGGGATTGTGTCAGCCTTCGCTTTTTCCGTCCTGACCTCATCCAGGTAACCAGCTATCTCTTTCTTCGACCGAAGAGAAGAGGGAACTGAGACACCTTCACTTTGAGCAACAGCACGAAGTTCGGGCATCGAGGCATCCGAAAGGTCATGCTTCAAAGCTTCCCGTGGAACACGTTGCGGTAGCGGCTGGCTGGCATGTTCCTGACGTGCGGATGGTGGGCGAAGCTTGTCCCGGTCAGACCGGAACATTTCCATAATCGCCTCTTGTGCCTTGACCGAGGCGCGGTCGATCTCGAACTTGCCTTCGTTGCTCTCGTGGCGACGGTTGAAGGTGGCCTGACGGATTCCGTCCTGAAGTCGCAGCGGGCTGATCCGCCCCTCGTCCCAGTCGTGCATCAACTTCGACAGGGATTCGATTTCATTCTCGCGTCCGCCCGGACCTTCGCTGCGTGCCAGCGGAGTCTCGACCAGCTTGTCCATCAACGCCTCGATCGGCTCCGGAGTCCCGATCGGGAGCGCTGGCCGCTCAACCTTCGGAGAGTCCATCTGGTCTGCCGCGCGGCGCAGCTTCTTCGCCACGTCAGGGGCACCAGTGGCGTCCATCTGCACAGACATGCTGCGCAGGCTGTCGATCAACTGTTGCTGGGTGATGTCGCCCATGACGAGGCGGGTGGCTTCCTTGCCGAGGGTGTTGTCGAGACGGTCCCCGTTGACCTGAAGCTCCGCATCGGAACCGAGACTGTGGACGAGGCGACCGATGTGACCATCCTCGTGATAGTTGATCTCGCCGCCGGGAACGCCCCAATGGTTTTCAATCTTCGGCTTAGTGGACCGCTTCGGTCCGGGCCGTTCCATCGCGTTCTTCAGGACCTTCGCGCCGCCGGTTGGTCCTGGCCGGGACACGGCCTCACTCTGCAGACGGCGACCCAGGCCCCAGTACAGGATGGCGTCTTTGATCTCCTGCTTGTTGGCTCGTGCCGGGTGAGCGATGTTGAGACTCTTTGCCATGTCAACAAGTTCGGTCCGGTTCGGGTCCATGGCGACCATCAGGTCGTCGCCCTGTTCGGATGAGGTCATGGCGTCGAGACGCTTCTTCAGTTCCTCTCCCTTCAGGACGGGAGCAGAGCCACGGTTGACGCCACGAGACTCGGCCTGAAGCTCCTCCGGGGTGATCCGGTCCTGGCGACGAAGCTCCTTCAGGCGGCCACGAGCGGCGATGTTCTCCTTGCGAATCTCCCGCTGGGTCTGAACCCGCTCCGGTGCGATGCCTTCCTTCTTGCGAGCCAAAGACTCCTTGATCCAGTCCCTGATGTCGGCCTTCAGCCGGAGGGCGCGAGGAACTTCAAGATCGTTCGCAGCAGCGTGATCTTTCATCTGCGCGATCGTCATCTTGTCGATATCGGGGGCGCTGGGTGCCGAAACTTCGGGTGCGTTTACTTCCGGCTTGCCGCCGCTGCGACGTTCCATCTCCTTCTGGGCCATGCCACGGATGACCGCCTCAACAACATCCTTCTTGAGGCGGGCACTCTTCGGGATGTCGATGCCCTGATCTGCAGCGGCCTTACGCAGGTTGGCGATGGTGGACTTGTTGAGTTGCGCCCGCGCGTCATCCAGAGACGTGATCTCCGGTGTGCCCATCTGCTTCTCCAGGGCACCAGCAGTGTCACTCTTCTCCAGATGTGGTTTGTGACCACCGTTCTTAACGAAGTCCTTGATGTCCGCCTTCAGCCGCAGCGCCTTCGGAACCTCGATGCCGCGACGAGACGCCTCAGCCTTCAACTGGGCAATCGTCATCTTGTCCAGGTCAGGCTCGGCAACCTTCGGAGCCTGTGGCGTTTTTGGTGTTTGCGGGGCCTCGGGGGCACCGGCCTCCGGCACCTCACCCTTCGGAACGCCAGGGACGGCCTTCTTCTGCGGGGACTTGCGCGTGAGCCGCTCACCCAACTCCAGGTTGCGGGCCACGCCACGGACCTTCTCTGCCGCAGCCACATCCTGGCTACGGCCCAAAGTGTCAGCCTTGTACTCGATGTACGTCTTGCGGGGATGGTCCTGCCAGTACTCCTTCAGTTCGTCGGAGGCGTACTTGTTGGCGTTGACGTTCGACCCGGAGAACAGCGACTTCGGGTCGATGCCCTTTGAGCGGCCCTCCGGGGTGAGCAGGTGCCCACGGGTGACGGACTCCGCATCCAGGTACTGGCGGTGGACGTGTTCGGCGTACAGACGCTTCAGGGTGTCTTCGCGGGACTCGCCAGCACGCCGGGACGAGTCGAGCAGGTTCTGCCGCTCCTCCAGGTCCAACTGCTTCGGGTCCTTGCCGTGGACTTCGGCGTACGCGTCCCGGTAGTCGCGTCCCTTCGCCACCAGGTCGTCGATCTTCTTCTGGGTGGCTGCGTTTTCTGCGTCCCGGCGGTCGAGTTCGTCACCGAGGCGCTGCATCTCCTCCGGGTCCGGGTTGTCCTTGGCGATCTCTTCCGCGAACTTGGCTTCCAGGTCGGCGTCGGACAGCCCCTTGACCCGGTTCTTCGTTTCCAGGTCACGCTTATCTAGTTCGTCGCCGAGTTCCTTTAGCCGGGCCTCGTCCGGATTGTCTTTCTTGATCTCTGCCTCGAACCGCTGCATCAGCCCCTTGTCGGACAGGTCGCTGGCAGGGATCTGCGGACGCTGCGGTGGCGGGACAGCCTTCTTCGGCTCCTTGGCGCGCTCCAGCGACTTGGCGATCGTCTCGGTGCGGGCCTTCTCCGTGGCGGTCGGTTCAGCCGGTGCGGGTGCCGCCTTCTTGGTCGGTGCCTCGCCACGAGCTTCCCGCTCGGCACGCATCTCCCGACGGATTTGTGCCTTACGTTCCCGCTCGGCACGGGAGATTTCCGCGTCAGCTTCGGCGTTCGACTTCTTGGCTGCCGGTGCCTTCTCCTGCGCAACCCAGAACGTCTGATGCGACGGTGCCGACCGGACGCTGATCTCGTTGCCGTTCTCGTCCTTGCCGTGGATGACATGCCGGGACCGGCCGCGTTCGGAGACGGCACTCTTCCCCGTGACGGTGATAGTGGTGGCGTTCTTGCTTTTGGTGGGGGACGGAACCCACTCACCCTGTTTGTTTTGGGTGACAAGGATCTTCTCGCCCACCTGGACCCGGCCAGCGTTCGTTTTCCCGGCAGCCATGCCGGGGATCAGCCGTTCCGGTGCCTTCTTCTCGACTGCCGGTGCCGCCTCTGGGGCTGCCGGTGCCGCCGCCTTGGCAACCTTCTTCGCTGCAGGGGGTGCCTCCTGCTTGGGGGTTTTGCGGCCGGTGAAGTTGTAGTGCTCAGCAATCAGGTCCCGCAGGGCCTGGAGTCGCTTCACGTCTTCGGGGAGAGGTCCGGAGTCGGTGCCGTCAGCCTTGTCGGACTCGATCAGCTTCTTGTTCAGGGAAATGTCGTCGTCGAGTTTGGCGACAACTTCCTGCGGGGTCTTCTTCCCGGACGCCAAACCGCCGTACGCGTCGGTGAACGACTTGCGTCGGGTGCCTACCGAGGGGACTTGAAGGTTCGCGTCGTCGAACGCCTTGCGGAATGTGGCTCGCGGATCAGTCCCAGGCTCTGGGGCGGCCGGAAGCTCCGGTGCGGGGGGTGTGCCCGGAGCCTCCGGTGTCGAAGGGGCAGGCCCCGGGGTGACCGGAGCGGACGGCGGACTGCCAGGAGCCTGCCCTGTGCCGACGCTATCAGCTACATGTCCTTCGTTTCGCGGGGCGGGCGGAGGACCGGCTGGACGCCCCGGACGGCCTGTACGCACTGGCGCAGCAGCAGGAGCACCAGCTTCTGGGCTGCTGGGAGCCGGTGTTGCAGTACTGGGGGTGTTGGCTTGCGGTGCCTGGGGCGCGGCTTCTGGTACGTCTGAGCCCGGTACAGCCCGCGCGATATCAACCGGGGTTTCACCTTCAGAGTCTCCCGTCGCAACAGCCAGAATGTTCCAGCCGCCCTGACCGTCCGGGTCAACCTTAGTCACCCGCAGCGGCTGGTCCCGGCTGAGAATGAGTTCCTTAGACGGTCGTGACAGGTGAGGGATGACCGCCTCGGTGCCAGCGGGAGTGGCGATTGTCATCGTCACTTGACCTGGCTGACGCGGGAACGGGGTGCCGATGCTGGCTGACGTGTAACCCTTGCTGGAGATCAGCTTCCCGGTGAGTTCCTCGATCTGTCCGATGTTTTGGGCGCTGAGTCCGAACGCCTCCGGTGGCATGGTCCGGGACAGGATCAGGTCATCGGGGAGCGGCTTCATCGCCTTGTCGATGGCCGCCACGTCAGGACCGGAGGTGTCACCTGCCTCCAGTTTCGCGTTGACGCCGGAGAAGCCACGCAGGAACTTGTCGATCGCCCCGGCACGGTTCTCCAAGTGCCGATAGCCCTGCGCGTGGGAGTGAACGTAGGTCTGGGCTTCCTGGTCACTGGCGAACGTCTTGGGGTTGAACTTGTCCAGCAGCGCCGTGATCTTGTCCACGACACCTTCGGCCATCTTCCAGGAAGACCGGAAGCGGCCGTGACTGTCGCGTGGGTGCAGGAGTTCTTCCCGCGATCCCCAAGCGCTACCAACCCCCATGGGTGCCCCTTATGCGGTCGGGGTCGGAACGGTGCCCGCGCCCGTGTCCTCCATGACGTGGTACGGGGCGGCAGTGTCCATCTGCCGTGCCAGTACGGCCTGGTCGCCGTACAGCGGGTCCTCGCCAGGGTTGGCGGGAAGGTGCTCGGCACCGGTCGCTACAGCGAACTCGTACAGTTCCCGCGCCCGGTTCCACTGATCCCAGTTGGCGTGGTCCTCGTCAATGGCCCGCAGGTCCCAGGCACGCTCCTCCTGAGCCTCTTCGTCACTCATCGAGTACTCCTCTACAAAGTCGTCTTCACGCGACTCTTCGTACGTCACCATGGGGGTGCCGATGTCGGTGTCTTCCGGGTAGATGGTTCCTGCGGCTACCAGTGCGAGCCGGTCGTCACCGTCCATGGAGAAAACAGGGAAAGCGGGGACGTTGACAGCGAGCGCAGCGGTGAGTTCCAGATGACCATCCACTGCGCGCCAGTCACCCGAGATGGGACTCCGACGTAGCTTCTGCACCTTGCGCTGGTCGGCCTCCGGTACAACCGCTCCGGCCACCCAAATACCGAACTCATCTTCACCGGCACGCACCACGGCAACTTCGTCGCCCGTGTTGTCGTAATGAATTGCCGCTGCTCGGTATCCCAAGTTAATACCGGCATGACGAGTATCCATGACAATCTTTCCAACACGGACGCTGTCCCCTTCTGCGGTGAACACGGTACCGAGGTGGAACGGCTCGTAGTTCTTCTTCGAGCGGGGTGCCAGGACGCAGGACTTGTTGAAGTCTCGATGGCATTCGTTCCAGGCGGCCAGGTGACCGAACACCCGGCCGTCGGACGTGATAGTCAGAGGTGTCTTTGCGGACAGTTCCGGGTTGTCGAACCAGTGGCGTGGCGGGAACGTCAGGTCCACCGACATCTCGCTGTCAGAGATCTGAATACCGGCCTTTTTCGCCGCCGCCATAATGCGCGCTTTGATGTCAGCCAACTGCTTCGCGTCATACATTCCCGCGTTCTTTTCCTGGTTGATGTACGACCAGGCGGCACGGATGTGTTCCGGCGTGTCGATGGGGTAGCGCTTCTTGCTGTCTCGATATCCGGGGTCGGCGTACTTCACGTCGCCGTACGGTTCGGCTGGGGCTGTCATGGCGGCGGTCACGCCTCCTTGCTCTCTCGCGGCAACATCCGCAGGCTGATCCCACGGAGCACGGATTGAAGAATCGTTGAATGCTGAAGCAAGTTCAGGGTAGATCTCGGAAATGACGGAGCGAAGCTGGGCCTTCTCCTCATCCGGAACATTCGGCAGGCCACCGTGGGCACCAGAAAGTAGCGCCGCAGCCGCATATACCGCGTGGTACACGAGGGTGGGCTTTCCGGAGATGATGTCCCCGAACGGCAACCGGTACGAGGTGGGGTCGCCTTCCGGCTTCGTGTGGTCCCGCCACATGAACATGCGACCCAGCATCTTCGGGTCGTTCTGCGACCACTGGCTGATCCGCTTCACCGCATCGTCGTTGTCGAACACGGCCTCACGTGGTGCCAGCGGCAGCCCACGCCAGCCAGTCGAGTTCACTGCTGCGGTCAGCGAGTAGTCCCCGTCGCAGCCGCAGTCCTCGGTGGCGTAGTCCAGGTCGTCCTCAAACGGCATCGCACCGATACCGTCGTGGTCGTCGTCGGCGTATTCGCCGTCAACGAGACTCATTCCGGAGAATGCTGGGATCGACACCAGCGTCGCCCCGCCCATCACATACTGGGACATGTGAGCGAAACCGGTGTCGGGGTTCATCTCGCCAACCACTGGTCCACCTGGGTCGAGGCTGGCACCCGCAACCCCTTTCTGGACCAGGTATCGGGCTGCCGTTACTTCTGGGATGATCTCGGGGGCGAGCCAATCGCCGAACCCCCACAGGTAGTCGGTGCCGTCGGGGCCGGGACCAATGCTCAGGCCGAGGATGCGGCCTACGGTGACTGAACCGGAATGCCCCTGCGCGGACTTGACCTTGCGCCAATCCAGCGGCAACGGCAGGGCACGGGATCCGAGCGCGCCCGGCTCGAACACGCGGGTGTTGAACGGCTCCATGGTGGGCCGGTTGATCGGTGCCAGCGGACCAGCCCACATCGGGCCGAACTCGGGCTGCGCGTCGAGCAGCGCCTGCGCCTCGTCGTAGCCTGCGGCAGCGATAATCGCCAGGCCCTTTTCGGCGGAGCCGTGTCCAGGCGGACCCCCAGTGGCCTTGGTGTGCAGAATGTTGCACAGACCTTCAGGGTTCTTCGGGAAGTATTTGATCAACTGGTGGACGCAGCGCTTGAAGTCGCCAGGAATGTTCCAGCGGATCTTGGCGGCACCCTTGCCAGCCAGCCAATACTTCTGGAACTGGATGGGCATCCCACGGGCCGGGTTCGGGTCAACCATCACCGACCTCCATCCACGATTTCAAGATCACAACGGCAGCCTGCTACTTCGTCCACAGTTGCCATGGGATCTGCTGGATAGAGCATAAGGTCCGATCCGACCCGAAACATAGCGGTCAACGGGATCGGGTCCCTAGTCACCGCCCTGTGGGTTGCTCGTACGCGTGAGTCGGCTTCGTCCAGCCACCGCTTCCGCAAGAGTTTCCCAGTAACGCGCGATTGCTCCATACCGGCAGCTAGTGTGCCCGCGCCATAGGCACGCGTTGTCTCCGTTACGGCAATAACACGTGCCCGGTGCGGCCAGTATTCCGAGTTGGTCCACGTCAGCACCCCATCCACAGCTTTAGCCACAGCCTGTGTATCACCACCAGCGTTGACTGTGTCCGTGATCGCGGCGAAAACCAGGTCCGCCGTCTCGTCCGGGATCCGCACCAGAAAGTTCTGTGTCTGCGCCAACTGGCTCATCACAAACGCGTGCCGGGACACTGGAGGAACGTCGGTGGCCTGAGACCAGGCGCTCATAGAGATTTTGCCCAGTTCGGTGAGGATGGTTTCCGTCTCCCACGGCACCCGGTACACCCCGGTCGGGTCCGGTGAGCCGCCATAGTCGTTCCACGGCTTCATCACCTGCTCCCGCACCTTGGAAAGCCATGACTTCAAGGTTGAAGTGACAACACCAAGCAGTCCCTGCTCGTCGCTAATTCTCGACATCGAGGAGCCCTCGCTCCTGCATGGCTTCCGCCAGTGCGCGAGCGTCGTGAGGGGTAGCGCTCAACAGGCGTTGGGTACAATATCCGTCGAGTGTGTTCCGAAGTGGTTCAACCACGTCGTCTTCCCAGCCCAACGCTGCAGCGATGGAGTACAGGTGGCCCCAGGCACCAGCCAGCAACTTGCCCGCATGTTCCGGTCCTTCGACACGGATGAGCGTGTGCAGTGCGTCTGGTGCGACTCCGTGTACTTCCTTCCGCACACCTCTCGTCAGGAGCCTCTTCCCGGCGACCTCGAATGCCCGTACTGCTACGGCATTTCCAATAGCGAAAGTGGTGTAGGCGGTTGGAACTGAAACGGCGGCCACCATCCCAGGTCCTTCGACGACTGGTGGAGCTCCTTCAGCAGTCGATCCTTGAGGCAGAGGAGCAGGCCCAGTTGGTTGAATACCTGTTGGGGGAGCAGGAGGGGGAGGCGGACCCGTTCCTGGTGCGCCCTGAGCAGGCGCTACTTGCGCATCTGCTGGCAGCAACTCTTCTGTGTAGCCAGCTAGCTGACGAACTGCAGGCGACTGAAGCAGGTTCGGATCCCGCAGGATCACTTCCCGAGTGAACCGCTTCAGATCCTCTTCGTCATCCGGAGCGTCAGTGATCTTGTAGTCGCCTGCGAGGAGGACCGCCTCAGCGGACACGATGCCCTTCTCGTACAGGTTTAGGGTGTCCTTCAGTCGCTCCGGCCGTACGGTCAGCGGAGCGGTGTCGTACCAGAAGATGTACCGGTTTTCGTCTTCTTTCAGGTGCTTCAGTGCGGGCTTCAGGTACGCCTCGGTGAGCGCGTCGCAGATCCGGGTCATCAACGGCTCGATGTGGATCTTGACTGCGGACTCTTCGATGTGCCACGCAGACCAGTGGTTGGCACCGCCGGTGCCGCCCAGTACCTCTGGGGGAAAGTCCATGGCGGTGGCGAACCGGGCGATAGCTTCCTGGCGAAGCTCACGGGCCTGCTGGGACAGTTCCGACGTGAACTGGATCAGTTCGATCTTGCCGAGGGCATCGCTGGGCATCTCCACCACGGTTGGCATGACGCCAGCGGCAGTGCCTTCACCCTTCAGCGAATATGAGCCGACCCGCATCAAGTGTGCGGTCAAAGCTTCCGCTCCGGTGACTTCCTCGTCGTCCTCTACGAACGAGGCTTCCTTCGGAATGGGCAGCAGTCCGGCACTGATGAGACGGGAGTCGATCTGCGCAAACACGTATCGAGTGAGTCGCTCAATCTCCCACAGCATCGGCATGGCGGAGTGGACAGGTGAATCTGCCCAGATATGCCGACGCGGGTGCGGGGTCCAGACCCGGATGACGATGTCGCCTTCCTCGATCGTCCCCATTGTTCCGTCTGACCACTCGTATTTGAGTGTTCCCCGATACTTTTTGAACTCGGAACAGGAGACGACGAACCATTGGTCTGGGTCAGATTCGGATCCTGCCTTGCCGACAATGTAGGCGTCACCCGCGACCGTCAGGTTGATTCCCAGCATCCGAAGTGCCTCGGCTTTGGCTGGAGGTCCGCCAAACATGGTGTCGGCTAGCGCCGCTACCTTGGGCTTTTCGGATTCCTTCTGCACCCGACCGTTCTTGTCCACCTCGGCCACGTAAATACGGACGCGGGAACATGCGGAACCAACCCAGGAAGCGGCGAAGCGGAGTTCCCCAATGACGTCGTAGAGTCGCCAACACTCCTCCTGCCAGGTGTTGTCACCGAAGCGGTAGTTCAGCCACGACTTCTGGCCAGACAGTGTCAGGCGGGCGGCAGCGGCAACGAGTGAGTTCGGCGAATCCCCGTGCGGACTGGGGGTCATCTCGTTGGTGATGACCTTCCGCGTTCGCCCGAATGCCACTACTTACTCCCGATCTAGGACAAGCCCCGCCACCATGGACATCGCGGGTATAGCAAGGGCTGCTATAACCCACTGGTTGGGATACAGCACTGCCCCTGGCATCACCAGCGCGGACACCCAGATGCTCGTACACCAGGGACAGTCCACAAAGTAGGCGGGAAGAGAGTCTTCGCCCCACTTTGTCCTGACCCAGACGCGATACCTGAGTGTCAGACGATCATCAACCAGGAGTCGAGTGACCCGCGTGACGGCAAGGGCACCCAGCACGAGGCTGATCACCAGCATGGCCATACTATAAAGCCTCCTTTTACGCAAGTGGAAGGTGTCGGTTAGAAACGGTGATCGGGGCCGAAGTGGCTCAGGTCGTAGAAATCCTGCGGAAGGTGCAAACCGGACGGATCTCCGATCCGCATCCGCTTCTTTTCACCCATCATCAGGTGAATGCAAGCATGGACCATCGCGTCCATCCGGTCGGGACTGTCCCCTGGTGCGGTCGGGTCGAACATGACGCATTCGTCTTCCAATTCGTCCATGTCACCCAGGAAATGAAGGGTGCCCTGTTCGCTACGCATCGCCACCGGTTCGGCACGGGTCTTCTTGCCGTGCTTGGAGTGGACCGGTTTCATCGGTGCCGACGTGTGATCCGGGAATGCGCCCTGCTTGATCATCTCCCGGTAGGCGTCCTGCAGAACCTCTTGCAGGTACCGCTTCCCCAGGTTCTCCTCGTACACCAGCAGGTCGGCCCCAAAGTCACAAACGGCCCGCCATGCTGCTAGGGCCGCCTGTCGTCCGGAGCCCTGAATCGTACGGTCGGCGAGGATATACAGGTGTCCTGCCGTTGTGCGGCACGCCACCACAATCCCCGTCTGCGCATCCTCTCCGGTGAGGTTCGGGTCCATCCCAACAACGGTCTGGGCAACAACCTCGTCATCGGGTACATCCGCAACCCGGTAATTGACGATGTCCATCCGCTTGAATAGCCCACCGGAGGCGAGTTCCAGAACTTTTCCGTAAAGCTCCTGCTGCCCGATGGCGGTGCCACGGTACTTCTTCTCCAGCGCGGTGAGTACGAAACTTGACAGGTTCGCGGCGTTGTCGAAGGTGGATCCGCCCATGAGGTGGACCGAACCGTCGTCGGTACCCACCCACTCCTGAATGATCTTGATCGGTTTCGGGGTGGTAGCCACAAAAGCACGCGGGTGATCATTGAGTAGATCAGCACGGAGAGACGGGAGGATCCCCTCGTACCACGAGTCGTAGGGATTGATCCACTTGCAGACCTCGTCGAGTACTGCTCCAGACGCGTTATAGCCGCGCCCGACATCAGCGTCATCGGCACCCTCCGCATAGATCTTCTGCCCGTCCGGGAACAGGATCATCGGTCTCGGGGACTGCTTGTACCGGAAGGCGATCTTGCGACGCTCCATGATCCGCTTGATTCCGGCTGGCCCCTCAATGCAGATGGTACGAGCGTCAGCCAACGTCTCGGCAATCAGCAGCCACTCAGTTGGTGCTCCAGATCGGTCATACGGGTGCTTGATTATTTGCTCAATCAACCATTCACCGGAGGCACGAGACTTCCCCCAGCCACGTCCGGCTAGCGCCAGGGCGACGAGCCAGTTACCTTGCTGTGGCGGACGCTGCTCCGGCCGGGACGTGTACCACCATTCACCGCGCAGCATCTCTTCCAGGACTTCAGGGGTCTGTTGCGCCAAAAACTCCTGCCGCACATCGGCAGGAAGCTGTGCAAGTCGTTGCGCAACGGACAAACCCATAACTGGATCATAGAGTACAGTAGTAAGGCAGAGGGAGGGTTACATCACATGCCGAATGGGCAGGATTACTTCTTTTTCGGTGACCTGAGCAGGTACCGGACCCGGCTGGGGCTGTCGAAAGCGGGGCTCGCAGAGATCCTGGGGGTGTCCGTCTACACGCTGTACCGCTGGGAAGGCTGGGGAATGCTCACCAAGCTGACCCCACGCAACGAGGCGGCGGTGGCCCAGTTCATCAAGGCTGCCCAGGCTGCGTTGATGGAGTTCCCCGACTTCGCGGACAAGTTCATGACGTTCGCACAGGCAGCCCAGTACCGGGGTGTCACGAACGAGTACCTGTTGCAGTTGTACCGGGAAGACTCACTGTTCTTCGACGAAGTAGAAGACTTCGGAGAACTTGGACTATTCGTACGGAGGTAACAAATGGCTTACTGTCGTTGGGGTGCTGATGGTTCCGCCGTGTACGTGTACGACTCGGCGTACGGTGGCACCACTTGCTGCGGCTGTCTGCTGGACAACGGCGACATCGTCGTTAACGACCCGCTGTACGGCACGCACGCGGAGATGATCGAGCATCTTCGGCTGCACCAGAAGCACGGTCACCACGTGCCCGAGTACGTATTCACCGAACTTGCCAACTCTCCGGATCATCCCCTTGAAGTGTCGGATCTGTAAGACAAGATTGGACCCGGTCCTGGAAGCGGACGGCTCCCACCCGATGTGTGAGCCAATCTTGAGGGACCGAGGGGAGCAACTGGAGATGCCGTTCACGCAGCTACATCCTGGGGAGGATCCGGAGGCTGTCCGCCTGAAACAGGAGATTCTGGATGTTGTTCGGTTTCGAGATAAAAGGAACCCGCGCTCGCTCCAAACGAACGTTGGACCTTCAGAACTTTCATCTCCTTGCGACCGGCGAATCGGTTACCGTCTTGCCGGGGTTGAAAAGATCAACACCACGTTGGATCCGTGGCCAGCAATCGTGGGCACGGCTGTCCATGACTGGCTGGAGACAGCCTTCAAGATCTGGACCCAGGCACATCAGTCAGGTGACTGGATCACGGAGACGCGCCTGGAGTTCTCCGAGTGGGTTACCGGTCGCTCGGACCTATTCAACGTTCCACGAGGCATAGTCGTCGACTACAAGGGCACCAGCCCCGACCGCATGAAGAAGATCAAGAACGAGGGGTCACCGGAGTCGTACAAGCGGCAGATCCAGATCTACGGGTGGGGGTACTCGAAGCTCGGCTACCAGGTGAACAAGGTGGCCCTGGCATACTTCCCCCGAGCCGGGAACATCAAAGACTTGCACGTTGAAGTATTCGACTACGACCCCACCGTGGGACCCGCCTCAGTAGCCCGGATCCCTGACATAGCAGCAACTTTGCTCACCCTGGACGTCATCAACCATCCACATAGGTGGGAGCAAGTTTTAGCGGTAGCTTCCCATGACTGTGGCTTCTGTCCATGGTATAATCCCCAGAGATCCCCTGAAGAGGGTGCGTCAGACCTGGGATGCCCAGGCAAGTAACGGAAACAGAAACAGAAACGAGGAACCCCATGCCCTTCACTCCGCTGTCCTCGGGGCAGCAGCAGGGTGCCAGTGAGCGGGAAGGCACATACCTGAACCCGCCCGAGATGATGAACCATCTGCTGATGGTGTGGCCCGTCCGGTACGAGGCGGACGTGTACACGAAGTACCCCCGCCAGGATGGTCGCCCTTCCGATGCTGTGTTCGTTGACGTCGTGGACCTGTCGGTGGCCGACGACTATGGGCAGCCCGGAAAGGTGATGCGGCAGGCCCGGTGGACTCAGGGTCGCCTGATCCGGGACACGAAGCACGCTATCGGTGTCGGACGTGACGACGCCCTGCTGGTGCAGATGTCCAAGGACGGCGACGCTTACCAGTTGATCGAGCAGTCTGCCAATCCGGGCTCGGTGCAGATGGCCGAGTGGTGGCTGTCCGCGCATCCGCAGTTCCAGCCCGGCATGGACGCGCCGCGTCCGCAGCAGGAGTACGCGCCGCAGCCTCAGTACCAGCAGTACCAGAACCAGGCCCCGCCAGTGTCGGCACCGCCGCAGCCGCTGTCACCGCAGCAGTCTGCAATGGATCGGCTGCGCCGTCAGGCCGGAGTTCAGCCGCAGCCGCAGACACAGTACGGCCCAGCACAGCCTCCGCTTCCCCCGCCGCCGCCACCGGCACCGCCGATGGCCGGTTTCCCGGAAGAGGAACCGCCGTTCTGACAACTGGATTTGATCTCCTGCGGGGAGCACACTAAAGCCCTCCGGTTCCGGAGATCGCCTTGGAAAATGCGAAGACCCCCGGCGCACGACGGGGGCCTCGCTTGACAGGAAGGATCAGTTCCTATGCCCACAGTACCACAAGCAGCGAGCATGTGGCACAACGTCGGTGTCTCAACCATCCCAATCCTGACCAACGGGACCAAGCGTCCCCTGATCCAGTGGGCTGAGTACCAGGCGCGCCTCCCCGAACTGGGTGAGATGCAGCGCTGGTGGGGAAACGGCCACGACTACGGGCTCGCCGTCATCTGCGGTGCCGTCTCCGGGAACTTGGAGATGACCGAACTGGAGGGGAGCGTCGCTCTCGACTCCGACCTGATGGTCGCCATCGACAAGGCATTCTTCGACGAGAATCTGACCTACGTCTGGGAGGGGCTGCGACAGTCCTACTCGGAGTGGACCCCGTCCGGGGGTCTCCACCTGATCTACCGCATTTCGGACCACCCAGTTCCTGGCAACGAGAAGATTGCTGTTGCCGCTGACGGGAAGGTTCGTGCGGAGACCCGTGGCGAGGGTGGCTACGTGATCGTGGCCCCCACGTCGGGGCTGTGTCACCCCTCCGGCGAGTCGTGGGATCTGCTAGGCGACTCGCAGCCGGGCACCATTCCGACAATTTCCTGGTCCGAGCGGGAACACTTGCACCGGATCCTGAGAATGGTGTTGGATGAGCAGCAGGACGCCCGGTCTCTTCCCAAGTCCCCGGCCCCCTC